ATAGCGGGGTTCCCTCCAGCCAAGGCTGACCGTATGCCTGTTAAGCCTCCTGACATCGACACCAACAAGGAAGCACGGGATAAGTGGCGAAGGAGCGCGGCATACTATCATAAAAGCGACCTCAGTTTTAAGGGTACCAGACTTTTGATTTCAAAAATTTTATGGGCAGCAAATAAGTTCAAAGAGTCCCCTAATTTCTACTTTCCACATCAGTTTGACTTTAGGGGAAGAACTTATGCGGTTCCCAACTTCCTTAATTTCCAAGGAACCGACCTAAGCAGGGGGTTACTTCGGTTCGCCCAGAGTAGACCCTTAGACATGAAAGGGGAGGTGTGGTTCTTGAAGTACGGCCCTGCCCTGTGGGGTAAGACCATGAGTGAGGATGAGGCTCGGATGTGGATGACACGACACGAACATTACATCAAGGCCACTGCTGCGGATCCTATGGGTGAATTGTGGTGGACTAACGCTGAGAAGCCTTGGCAGTTCCTTGCGTGGTGCCTTGAGGCTGCCCAGTGGATTGACGGGAGTCTAGCCGAGAGTTCACTACCGATCACCGTGGATGCCTCCAGTAATGGACTCCAGATAATGAGCCTGATGATGCGGTATGAGAAGGGGGCTATTGATACCAACTGTACCGCAAGTGGTAAACCAGCGGATATCTACTTGAATGTACTAGAGGCAGTCAAGGAGAAACTTCAAGGGACTACTACTGGTTGGGACTGGATTGAACTGGGGTTAGATCGTTCCTTGATAAAGACAATCATCATGACAATACCCTATGGGTGTACACAGTACAGAGCAGAGGAGTTAATTGTGCAGTGGTACTACGGTAAAGGTTCCAGTTTATTTGAGGGTAGACTTAGGAAGTCTGCGGGTTACTTAGCGACATCTATAATTAATGTATTTTATAAATTATACCCAGAGTACTCTAGGCTTATGGTCTTCCTAGAGTCAGTCCCTAGGAAACTAGAGTTACCTATGGCGTGGTATTCACCCAGCGGGTTCCCGGTTTACCAAGCTTACTACAAGTCCACTGCGAAGAGGGTGAAGTCCTTACTGTTTGGTCGTGTTAGGTCTGTCGTCTACCGGGAGGAGACGGGGAAGCTGGACACTGCCAAGATGAGTCGTGCGTTCACGCCCAACCTAATCCACTGTCTGGATGCGGCTGTCTTGCACATGGCCCTTGCGAGAACCAAGGCACCCGCCGTAGCTACTGTTCATGATTCATTTGCTGCCCATGCCTCAGAGATCGGAGGGTTGGTGGATGACGTTAAACGTAGCTACCTAGAGATCTTTGGGGGTGATCCCAGCGATTTCTGGAGAAAAATTTTTACCTCCGATCTCGTTGAAAATCAAGGCCTTATAGATATGGCTCCAGATTTTTCGAGCCTAGTTGGTGATTTTTCTGTTGACGGGATTCTCACGGCAGGGTATATGTATCGCTGACGCTTGGCTACGGCCAAGACAATCGCAACAACTAATGCAAAAAATGCTATGAGTGAAAAAAGACAACAGATGAATACGCCCATTGGCGTAGCAGTATATCCTCGGCTCAATGAGCCTGATTATAAGTTCCAACCCGCTGGCGAGTTCAGCGTAAACGTGAGGCTCACGGAAAAGGATGCGCGACCTCTTATCACAGCTCTCGATGAGATGCTGGACAAATGGCACACGGAGGAGTCCAAGACTCGCCGCAAGCCTAATCTAAAGAAGGCACCCTTGCCTGTTAAGCCAGCCGTGGATGACGACGGCAACGAGACAGACGATTGGGACTTCAAGTTCAAGATGAAGCACAACGTCACTACACAGTCAGGCAAGAGCTGGACGCAACGGCCCAAGCTGTATGACTCTGAGCTTCAGGGTTACAACGGTGGTATTATTGGTGGCGGCAGTAGAATTGCCGTGAACTTTGTACCCGCTACCTACTACACCCCAGCGTTGGGCTGCGGCATCACCCTACGGCTGAACGCTGTGCAAGTGGTTGAGTTGGTGGAGTGGGAGAACAAGAGTGCTGACCTCGGCTTCCAGAAAGTGGAAGGCTACAAGTCACCTGAGAAGGAGGAGGAGGAAGAGGAAGCGGCACCTGTCGTTAAGGAGATGGCAACCACGGAGGAGGAACTCTAGTTGCCTAAGTTTCGATCTCAATTCGAGGCGTTTATCGCTGCTCGATTGGATACAACAGGGCAGCGGTACGCCTACGAGTTGGATCGAATTAACTTTGTTCAGCCATCAAAGAAAAGATATTACAAACCCGATTTTCACCTGATTGATCTGGGATTCTTCATTGAAGTTAAAGGACTCTTTCGGGCGTCGGATCGTAAGAAACATCTATGGATCAAAGAGCAGCACCCCGAGTTGGATGTACGATTTGTATTTCAGAACGCACAGCTACCAATTCGAACAGGATCAAAAACAACCTGTGCAATGTGGTGCGACAAACATGGATTCAAGTGGTCACACAAAGTAGTCCCAAGAGAATGGATCACCGATGAAACTGGAAACAATATTTATAAGCCATGAATCATGCGAACAATGCGGATCGTCAGACGCCAAGGCAATCTACGACGACGGACACGGGTTCTGCTTCAGTTGCGAAACCTACTACCCCAAAGAAGAGGGGGCGCGAGTCGCTACGAACGGACACGGGAGAGCTGATGAAGATACTGAAGACACCCCAAAAGCAGAAGGGTTCCTACGGGGAGACTTTAAGGAACTTCGTAATCGGAGAATAACTGAGGAGACTTGTCGTAAGTGGAACTATGAGGTGGGCTTCCACCAAGGTAGTGCTTGTCATATCGCCAGCTTTAAGAATGAAAGCGGTAAGACTGTGGCCCAGAAGATACGGCTTCCCGGTAAAAACTTTATGGCCCTTGGGGATTTCTCCAAGGCTGGCTTCTATGGCTCGCACCTATGGGGTGGGGGTAAGAAGCTGGTGATAACTGAGGGTGAACTCGACGCCCTCAGTGTCAGCCAGATTCAAGAGTATAAGTGGCCTGTGGTATCCCTGCCTAACGGAGCAGCAGGAGGTAAGCGGGTCGTTGCATCTAATTTGGATTACCTCAATCGTTTTGAAGAGATAATCTTCATGTTTGACAACGATGAGGCTGGCCAGAAAGCGGCCAAGGCGTGTGCCAGTACCCTCCCTGTGGGTAAAGCCAAGATAGCCTCGCTCCCCCTTAAGGATGCCAATGAGATGTTGGCCGCTGGTAGGGAGGCTGAGGTAATCCAATCTATTTGGAATGCTAAGACGTTCAGGCCTGATGGAATTATAGATGGCACTGACTTGTGGGAGACAGTCTCCAAGGAGTTGGTGTGTAGTTCCATCCCCTATCCTTGGCAGTCCCTTAATGAATCCACGCACGGCATCAGGTGGGGAGAGATTGTAACTCTCTGTGCTGGGTCAGGCGTGGGCAAGTCACAGATATGTAAGGAGATTACACTGGACTTGATTAACAACGACAATCATGTGGGATACATAGCCCTTGAGGAGAACGTGAGACGCACCTCCCTAAGTATTATGGGTATGTATCTCAATAAACAACTCCACCTGCGTCCAGACCTAGCAGATCAAGCCGAGAAGCGAAAGGCTTTCGACGCGACTGTTGGGTCTGGGCGTTTATTTATGTACGACCACTTCGGTTCCTTGGATACGGAGAACCTGTTGAATCGTATTAGGTACATGGTTACTGGCTGTGATTGTAAATACATCTTCCTCGATCACTTGAGCATAGTGGTGAGTGGTATGGAGTCAGGGGATGAGCGGAGGTTCATCGACAACACCATGACCATGCTACGCTCACTGGTTGAGGAGTTGAACTTCGCACTCATACTAGTGAGTCACCTCAAGCGACCCGATGGCAGGGGACATGAGGAGGGTGGGTTCACCAGTCTCTCTCAGCTCAGAGGTTCAGCGGGTATCGCTCAACTTAGTGACCTTGTGATCGGCCTTGAGAGAAACCAGCAGGATGAAGAGAGTCCCGACACCATGACGGTGCGGGTACTTAAGAACCGTTGGTCTGGAGAGACAGGCCGTGCCTGTTACTTGGACTACTCCCGTGAAACCGGAAGGCTCACTGAGTCAGTGATGGAGGATGAGGAGGTGTAACTATGAAACGTCTTGTCTTTGACATAGAGGCCAACAACCTGTTGCCCAAGGTAAACAGGATTCATTGTCTGGCTGTCATGGATGCTGATACTCAGGAGGAGTGGGTGTTTAACGATGAGCACTCCTCGGAGAACACCATTGAGAGCGGCCTTGAGCTGCTGGATACTGCTGATGTAATCGCTGGGCATAATGTTATTAATTATGATCTGGTTGTCCTTGAAAAGCTGATGGGTTGGAAGCCCAAGGCAGAGGTAAG